GTAATATCCGTTTTTAGGGTCTTCGGGTGTTTCCACAAACAAGTGAAAGCCTCTATATTTAGAATAGGAGTGTAATTCTCTATTCATCTTTATCTTCCTCATTATTTAAAACACAATCCATATTAGTACATATGCTAGATGACACATAATATCCATAGTCATCACAATCAATATCTTGCTCTAACTCTTCTTCGCATTCTTCGCACGTAGGAGGTTCTGCATAGAAAGGGCTTCTAGGGTCATTGTCATACATTCTGATATTTGGATAACTACTCATTAATCTCTCCTAGGAAGCTCAACTCACTCTCAGAAACTCTATGATGAATAATTCCATCCTGTTTTAGGCTATAAAGAGTTTCTTCTCTAAATCTATCACAACACTTGCAGTAAGTGTCTGTAGTTAATATGTAACAAGGTTTGTCTTCATAAACTGCGATAGTAAAGACTTGGTATAAAGCTAACGGCTCATATTTACTCATAAGGCATTTCTCTTTTAGTTGTTAAAAACAAATGATAAATCCATTTGTATAAGATATCAAGTTTTATTTAGATAATATTTTAGCTTGTTTAAAGGCTTATCTAGAGCTTCTAAGTAGAAACCCTAGCCATAGCATTACTTTCTAATTATAGTCTGTGATTCCCTCCTTTTAACGGGGTTATCTTACCACTAAGGACACCTTCAGCGTACTTTCTAGCACCCTCCTCTTGCCACTCATGTTTTAAACCTTCTCTAAGGGGTCTTAAGTCGTAAAAACTACATTCCTTAGAGGTACACATAGAAACTTGCTCTCTCCAAGTTCCTGACCCACTAGCACCATCATAGATACATTCTTTACAGTTATTCTCTATAGCTATTTTTAAACTAGGCTTTTTCATAGTGATTCCCAATGTTGTTCAATTATATCGGCTATCTCAGGGAAGGTTTTCCCTTTGTCATTTAAATCTGATAAGAGAGTCTTTGTAGCTCCTCCTACACAGTGCATATTACTTAAGTGTCCTAAGCCATGAGATATGCCAGCCCATTTCTTCACTTGAGGTTGAAGTTCTAGGGTAGTTCCTACTATAAATCCTGTACCTGCTTGCATTTCTACATCTACATTGTTTCTATCTGCTACAAGACATAACACTCCTAGACAACACATCCCATCTTTACTCTCTAAGCATCCTTTACCTTGTTTATTCTCTCCTGACTTTAACTCCTCTATCCATAAATCTGCTACATGTTTATTCATAAATTTCTCTGTTCTTCTAAAGTCCAAACATTCTTACATTTAATAATAGCTAAGTCAAACCTTATTTAAGAACTATCTTAATAATACTCTTAATAACATAAAAATAAAATTAAATACATAAATGTTAAAAATAGTTCTTGACAGGTTTTAAGATCAACGTTATAATTATCTTAGGAAAACCCTTAAGAAGATAATAAAGAAGATCATAAAGAAGATCATAAAGAAGATCATAAAGAAGATCATAAGTAAGATCCTCTTAAGAATACTATTAAGAGATCCTACTATACATATATAGTTCTTTGTTTACAGATTATTTCTATCTCCTTAAGATATACTATTTGAGAGTACTCTTATAGTTAATAACTAAATAGTATTAAAATACTGCTTGACAGTGTTAAATATATAATATACTATTATCTTAGTAGCTCCTTAAGAAGATCCTCTTAAAGAGTATATCTTAAGGAGTATTAAAATGTCAAAATGTATAGCTTGCAATCGTAAGTTGTTTCAAACAGAAATGCTTCAGAAGAAATCTGATGGTAGTTTCGAGGATACTTGTAACATATGTAAGACCGCAGCTTTTGAAGTCGGATCTTATGCTGAAGACCATGACTTTGTGTGTGGTAGTTTAGAAGGAGGCTTAACACACTCAAAAAGCAGTGAATATTAAAATACCCTTTGCAATATATGCTATATTATGTTATAATTATAGAGTTAGCTAAAATAATATCTATTTAGAATCTTATTCTAATAAGACTTCATATAAATACGCTTATCAAGCTTCTACATTCTCTTATTATAAACAATAATGTTAAGCTCAAATCGAATAAGTAATTAACCACTCTCCAAGTCTGCACTCTCATGTGTAGCTATCACTACAGAGCTATAGCTATAAAAGTGATATTCTTTATAGGACTCCCCAAGTCCTTACTCTTGAAACAGATTGAACTTAGTTCTTAACAGCAACTCTCCTCCTAGTTGGTCTGGTCTGTTATTTTTTATATATATATTAGTATTACCTATTAGGAGTGGATAAATGCCATTTGAAAAAGGTCAGTCAGGAAATATAAATGGTAGACCAAGAAATTCAAAAAATAAAGTAAATCCCCAAGACGAAATATCAAAAGCTATGGCATCTGGAATGTCCCTTCAAGATATGGTTGTATGGCTATCTGAGAAGATAACTTTAGAGCCAGAAGGTAAGCAAGAGCCTTTATCAGACTCTCAGAAAACTAAATACTTAACAATGTTAATAGACTTAAAAAAGTTCTTAGCAAAAGAAGACTTAGTTAGAGAAGGTAAGACTCTTCCAAACACTTCTAGTAAGGTCAAAGGAGAAGTCAAACAATTCCCTAAGGCTATATTTAAGTCATCAAACACTCAGTAAAATTTAAAAAGAATTTAGGAGCATCCTTATGAAAGATTTAACAAATGAAACTGTTTATGGTTTCACAGGTCAAGATGGTTTAGTGGCTAAAGTGATCAGCCTCACTCGCGAAGGTTACGAAGTATGCCATGAAGCAACTCACTCAATGGGTTTAGGCACTTACATGGTGGCTTATAAAGAACCTACTGTCCAAAAAGAGAGCTTACAAAAAGCGAGTCCTTTAGATAAAGCAGAGGTTACTCAAACTTCTTCTCCAGACTTTATTTTGGCTAAGGGTTTTCTAACAACATCTAAGTCAGAGACAGAAGCTAAGATAAGTCTTATTAAGTACGCTAGCTCTTTTGAAGGTATTGAAGAGTCCTTCTTTGACAAGAGAAAGAGCTTCGCTAAGTTGCTAAGTACATTCTCTGAGAAGTGGAAAGATGTTTCTTAATTTTAGAGGGTAGATACAAGCAACCAATAAAGAGGGGATATGGATAAATCAGTAGTAGTAGCCCCTCAAAAGGGAAAACAAGAGCTTGCCTTAAATATTAATGCGGATGTTATATTCTGTGGAGGATCAGCAGGTTCCGCTAAGTCTTTTACCTTACTCATGAGAATGTTAAGGTATATGGATGATCCTTACTTTGATGCGATATACTTTAGAAGAAACACTACTCAGATAAAAGGTCAAGGGGGTCTTTGGGAGAACGCTAAAGACTTATACATGAACTTTGGAGCTAAGTGTGTAGATTCTAAGTTAGAGGCTAAGTTTCCCTCAGGGGCTAAAGCTAAATTTCATCACTTAGAGTACGAGAAAACTAAACAAGAGCATCAAGGGTTGGCTTATTCTGCAATCTTGTTTGATGAGCTTACTCATTTTACAGAGACTCAGTTTTCTTACTTATTATCAAGATTAAGGTCTAAGTCTAAAGAAAGCTCTTTCGTAATGGCTTCCATGAATCCTCAAGCTGACTCATGGGTTCTTAAATGGGTAATGCCTTTCTTAGATGAAGAAGGTTATTTTAATGAGGAAATGGCAGGAAAGCTCTTATACTTTGTAACTCTAGAAGGACAGCCTGTTTTTGCAGAAACTAGAGAAGAGTTAAACGAAAAGTTTCCTCATCTAGTCTACGTCTATAATAGAAACACTAAAGAGAGAGTGTACGTACCTCCTAAAAGTTTTACATTCTTAGGTAGCACTATATTCGATAATCAGATCTTGATAGACCAAAACCCTAACTACTTAGCTGAGTTACAGTCTCTTCCAGAGGTAGAAAGGGCAAGACTGCTACATGGCAACTGGTTTGCAAGAGCAGAAGGTAGCGGATACTTTGACAGAAACGATTTAAATAAGCTAGATAAAGTCCCAGAGGGTATAACAGTGAGAGCTTGGGATAAAGCTTCCTCTGAGCCTTCGGAAAAAGAAATGTTTCCAGACTTTACTGCTAGCATTAAGATGATTAAGATGCAGAACGGAACTTTCACTATTGTAGGGGATTTCTGTCCAAGCAACGAGGAGAAAGGAGGTTTGTACAAGGGAAGGTTTAGAAAGAAACCTGCTCAAAGAGATGCAATCATTCTAGACCAATGTGCTTGGGATGGTAAAGACTGTAAAGTTATCCTCCCTGTAGATGTGGGGGCAGCTGGAAATACAGAGTATCAGTCTTCTGCAAGACAGTTAATAGTAGAAGGGTTTATTGTAAAAGCAGACCCTATGCCAACTAACAAGTCTAAGGTTATTAAGTACTCTCCTTTTAGTTCTGCATGTGGAGCAGGCTTAATTAATATAGTAGAAAGTTCCTTTCCAGATAGGCAAACCTTAGAGATGTTTTACAAAGAGAACGAAGCATTCTCAGAGGAAAGGTCTACTAGACAAAGAAAAGATGATTGGCCTGATACCTTAGCTACAGCTTTTAACTACTTAGCTAAAGAAGAAAATATCCCTACATTTGTATTACCTAATTTCAAGAGAGAAAACCCATTTATAGTCTAAGGAGAAAATCTTGGCTGAAAAAGAATTAAATATAAAATCTGGCTCTGGTGATCTACCTTCAGTACGTATGGGAGAGATTGGAACAACAGGTCTTGCTACCATAGATAAATCTGTAAGAGAGCAAGTTAAAAAAGACTTACAATGGCCTCAGGTCGCTAAAACATATAAAACCATGATGAATGACCCAATGATATACGCTGGAGTTTCTCTTATAGAGATGATGATAGCTAAAGTCAATTGGAGAGTAAAAGATCCCCTTAATGCTACTCAACAGCAAAAAGATAAGGCAGAGTTTATTCGTCAATGTATGAATGACATGGATCATAGTTGGGAAGAGTTTATAAAAGAGATCCTTTCGTACTTAACTTACGGGTTTAGTGTTCATGAGAAAGTTTTTAAGAGAAGGACTATCAAGTCTGGTTCTAAGTACTCAGATAACTTAGTAGGTTGGAAAAAGCTAAGTATTAGATCTCAAGATACTCTGGCTCAATGGAAGTGGTCTAAAGATGGTCGTAGGCTAACTCACGTATACCAAGATTTAAATAGAGTAAACAGTAGCAACCCTGATAGGTTTAACTTTTACTTTGACTCTCCAGATAAAGACCCTGAGGGTTTAAAGATACCACGTAACAAGTTCTTACTCTTTAGATATAACGCTAAGAGAGATAACCCTATAGGTAATAGCCCTTTAAACGCGTGTTACGTACCCTACAAGATACGAACTGTCATAGAGGAAAGGGAAGCTATAGGGGTACAGAGAAACCTCGAAGGAATGCCCGTATTAGGACTTCACCCCAAGTATATGTCTCCTGATGCTACTCCAGAAGATGCAGCTGTATACGACTACTATAAAAACATCATGAGAAACATTCAGAATAACGAGCAAGGTACAATAATCTATCCCCTCATGTATAATGACTCAGGTAAGAAGATTGTAGAGTTTGAGTTAATGTCTTCTAAAGGTGGTCAGTCTCAAGACACAGATAAGATCATAAAAAGATATGACGATAAGATACTGACAGCCTTGTTTGCAGACATCCTTAAACTAGGTCAAGACTCTCATGGAAGTTTCTCGCTAGCTGGCGCTAAGACTAATATAGTTGCAGTGAATATAGAGTCTAGGCTTAAAGAGATAGCAAGTGTACTCAATCAAGACCTCATAAAGCAAACTTACGCTTTAAATGGTTGGGAAGACACAGAGAGAGCTTCAATAGTATACGAAGACTTAGATGAGGAAGATTTAGATGTATTCTCTAAGATGGTTCAGCGTATTGGTTCTATTGGTTACTTACCTAGAGATAAGCAGACCGTAACAGAGGTAGCTAAGAGAGCTGGCTTTGACAACCCTGAGAGATTTCTAAGTATGTCAGACTCAGAGTTTGAGAAGCTATTTCCTGAGGCCACTTCAAGGTCTGGTGACGGCTTAAAAACTGCTGGTGAAGGTACAAGCAATACAGTGGGGGGTGATGATAAGTCTACCTCTAATACTGAAAATTCTTAATAAGGACAACATAGACTATGTCTAGCAAAACACCAAAGCTAATGAATAAGTATATATATAATACTCCTTTATTAAGCACACAAACACAACTAGAAGATATTGTTGAGTATATGTCTTCTAGAGGAAATGAACTCTCTATCGGAAATGACTTAGCAGTTAAAACCTCAGAAGGGTCTCTAGGAGAAGGTTCTATAGCGATAATCCCTGTAATGGGGGCTTTAACCTATGAAGAGACTTGGATGGACGCTCTATGCGGAATGTCTAGTTATCAAGGTATTCTAGGTATGACTAGAGAAGCTATAGAGCAAGGTTTTTCCACTATCATCTTAGACGTTAACAGCGGTGGTGGGCAGGCTTATGGGGCTTTTGAAACAGCGGAAGAATTTAAATCTCTAACTGAGGCTGCGGGTGTAAAGACTATCGCTTATGTCGATGGTATGTCTGCTTCTGCTGCTTACGCACTATCTATAGGTGCTGAGGAGATTATTGCTAATCCACAGTCTCAAGTGGGTAGTGTAGGAGTGGTTTCTCAATTAAGAAACACTTCAGAGAAAGATAAGAAGGAAGGAGTTAGCACCACTTATGTCTATGCGGGAACTTCTAAGATCCCTTACGATAAAGACGGTAGCTTCTCAAAAAGTTTTATAGATGATTTACAATTAAACATAAATGGTTTATATGAAGATTTCTTAACTCACGTATCTAGTATGCGAGGAATAGAGAAAGAGGCTGTAAGGTCTACCCAAGCAAAAGTTTACTCGGCTGATAAGGCTCTGGAAATTGGTTTTATAGACAAAATCATGACTAGAAATCAGTTTGCAGAATACCTTGCAGATATCCAAGAAGAAGGAGATAACAATATGAGTATAAAGTCTCTAAATATTTTTAATAAAAAAGAGGAAACAAATCCAATGGCAAATTCAGACCTTAACAAAACTCTTGAAGCAGCTAATGCTGATAAAGAAGCAGCTCTATCTCAAGTAGCTACAATGACAGAGGCTCTAGCATCTAGTGTAACTGAAGTAACTACCTTAACAGCTAGCTTAGAAGAAGTTAAAGCGTCCCTAGCATCTTTACAAGAAGATAATTCTAACAAAGAGCTATCTGCTCGTAAAGCTAGTCTCTCAGAAGTTCTCTCTAAAGATGCGGTTGCCTCAGTATTTGAAGCTACTAAAGCCTTAAGTTCAGAGCATTTTGATTCTATCTTAGCTGGTTATCAGGCATCTTACAAAGCTGAATCAGCTTCAGAAGAATTTTCTGAGCTAGGTGTCGAAGCAGAAGCAGAAAACATCGCCCCTGATATGAGTTCTGTTATGGCTCTAATCCAATCAAACAAAAAAACTAAAAAGTAAGGAATAAATAAATGAGCGCAATCGCATCAAGAGAAATGAAGTTAGGTAATTTGCTTAAGTGTGAATATGGAGCAACTCATGGCTATTGCCGAGAGGCTAAGACTGTAACTTTAACTCCAACATCTGCTATCGGAGATGTTCTGTATACTGCTAGTGGTAAAGGTGTCTTAGTAGACCAAGCTAACACCGCATCTGCTGATGGTATCCTAGTAGAGCCTACCCTATACACTCTACGCCCTAAAACAGGTACTTTAGACGTAGTAGCCGCTGTTCTAGTTCGTGGCCCTGCTATCGTAGCAGATGGTGGCTTAAAGTTCAATGCTGACATTAATACCGCTGCTGAGAAGACTGCCTTATACGCAGTTCTTGAAGGTTTAGGTATCTTAGTTCGCAAACAAGTTTAATAATTAAATAAAGGATAATAAAATGGCAACAGTACGTAGCATTGAAAACGCAAACCAAATGGTTGATTGGACAGATGAGATCAACGAGATTGAAAACCAATATGGTTTCGTTAAAGCTCAAAACTTGTTCAACGTAAAGGGTACTTCACAAGATGCAATCATCTTTGATAAGAACTCTCACAACATCACCCTCTTACCACAAGCTCAACGTGGTAGTAAAGAGTCTACTTATAACAAAGACCGTAATGTAGATACTTTTAGCTTACCTCTAAGTTACTTTAAGCATAGCGACCAGATCTTACCAGAAGATATTCAAGGTTGGAGAGCGCCTAATGGTGAAGGCAATACAGAAGAGAGTCTAGCTAGAGTTCGTCTAGAGAAGCTCACAGATATGCGTCTAACCGCAGACCAAACTGATGAGTACATGCAGTTACAAGCTATGAAAGGTGTTTTTAAGACTCCTGATGGTCGCGTAATGGCAGATATGTTCTCTCAGTTTGGTATCACTCAGAAGTCTGTAGACTTTAAGCTAGGTACAGCAGCTACTAGCATTGATGACAAGATCAATGAAGTTAAGCGTCACATTGCTAAGAACGTAAAAACTGGTGGAGCAATCCAAGGTATTGACTTCTTCGTAGACTCTGAGTTCTTCGACAAACTTATTCGTCACCCTAAGTTCCGCGAGGTCTATAACCAGTATCAAAACTCTGGAAACCAACGTCTACGTGATGACTTAAGTGATTATATGACTTGGGGTATCTCTGATGTGGTTGAGCATCGTGGTGTTCGTTTCATCTCTTATGACGCTGAGTTTAACTTGCCAGATGGTACCACTGAGAAGTCATTTGAAGCATCTACTGGTACAGCTATTGCCAAAGGTGTTCGTGACTTGTTCCGAGGCTATAATGGTACGGCTAATAAGATCAGTACCGCTAATAAGATTGGTCAAAGCATGTATGCTTATGAGTATTCTGATCCTCGTGATGAGTATATTGATCTACAAATGGAGATGTCTAAGTTGTACTTCTGTACAAAGCCAAATTCTATTGTAGCTGTATCAAGCTCAGACTAGTATTAAATATAAGGAAACTCTTAATAGGGTTTCCTTATCCTTATTCTTAGGAGACTAAATTGCCTTATACTAATGACCCTAATAATCCTATAGATAGGGTAAGAATAAATATAGGAGACACAGATATTGATAATGAGTACATTTCAGATGCTTGGTACTTATATTATTACACAGTCTTAGAAAACAATGAAGTCTTAACCTCTATAGAAGTAGCTAAAAAAGTACTGGCTAAGTTTACAAGCAACACTAGAGAAATAACAGATCAAGTGGAGATTTACGGGAACGAAACCTTTAAGCAATATCTTCAATGGCTTAAAGAGTTTATAGAAAACCCTTCTCTATCTGGCTTAAGAAGTCCAGTACCCTACGGGGGTGGCATATCTTTAATAGATATAGAGAACAACAATAGTAACTCTGACAATAACTCTCTCAAGGTTAAGTCTGGATTTACAGAAGACGTAGTTGATCATCATTGGGATCAGGATAACCCTTACTATGACAAAAACTAGAGTTATAAGAAAAACTCATAATATAGATAAACTTATAAAAAAGATAAGAGACCTAAAGAAAGCTAGCGTAGAGAGTGGCTACTTTATTGAGCAGGGTATTCATAGCACTATAGATATGCCTTACACCTCTCTAATGGCTACCCATGAATGGGGTTGGGGAGTGCCTCAGAGACAAGCTAAATTAAGTACCTTTGATGTAGTTACTAATTCTAAATCTAATAAAAAAGAGCTTAGAAACTTTCTTTACACCGACCAGAAACTAGAACAATACTTAGATAAAGTAGGCTCTAGGATAACTATGACAGCAAAGGGTTTCTTCGGACAACCCTCTCTTAGAATACCTAGCAACGCTCCTAGTAAGGGAGTAGATTCTCCGCTAGTAGACACAGGAGAGCTTAAAGATGCTTGGTCTTATAGGACTTCCTTAAACTTATCTATAAGGGGTTTATAATGAAGTTACTAAGAAGAACAGCTCTAACTGCCTTAAGATATAGTGAGGCAGGAGGAGAGTATAACGAACACTATGAATGGATTGACTCTGAAATAACTGAAGTTCCTTTCAAGTGTTCTCTACAACCTATAAACAGGGGACAGGATGTTATGATCCTTCCTGAGGGCATATCTGCTAAAGATGCTTACCTAGTATTAACAGAGACAAAACTATTAGAAGATAACGAGTTTTCTAATCAAAAAGCAGATGAAGTAGATATTAAGGGTATTAGGTTTAAAGCACATAATGTTTCAGATTGGACTGGATATGGCTTGAAGTCAGACCACTACAGAGCTATATTAATTAGGAGTGATAAAGACAATGAAAACTCCTAATGAGTATGTTGTAGACCTAATATCTGTAGTCTCAGGTAGAGTAGGTAGTAGGCTTTCAACTATAAAGAAGTCTGGAGTCTCTGTCCCCGCAGTATTTCCTATGAGAAGTAAAGCTCCTAAGAACTCATACCCTTTTATTGTTATAGACCACTTAAATATATTCTCTGAGGGAGAGAAAGTACTTAATAGATATCTTGAGAGTGGTGAAAATTATGTAGAGGAGTTTGCATCTATATATACTTTTGTAATCCAAGTAGAGTCAAACCAAGAGGGTGATGCTTTAGGGATAGCTCAAGAGTTAAAGAATAAGCTAAGGGGGACTATTGGCATAGAAGCGATTAGTAGTACTCTTGGTGCAGAACTAATAGGCATGTCTGAGGTAAGCTTTGCAAGTAACCTTATGTCTAATGACTTTAATGAGAAAGCAAGATTTACTTTAAATATTTCTGTAATTGATTGCATCATAGAAGAAAACCCTCACCTTATTGAAAAAGTAAGGGTAGAAGAAGACTAAACCCAACCAGACTCTACAATCACAAAGATTAATGTAGATGTTCCTAACTAGACCATAATTGAACACAGGAGTTTTAAATGGCAACACATAGAGATTTAAGTATAGTAAACATCTCATTACAAGACAGTGGAGTATCCGCAGATGGATTCGGTATTCCTATTTTTATTTCCTCTCATAGATATTTTAAAGAGCGAGTAAGATCATATAATAGTTTATCTTCTGTAGCTGAAGATATCCCTCTGAGTACTTTAACTTACTCTGCTTTAGAGCAAGCCTTTTCAGCATCTCCTAGTCCTTCTACTATCAAAGTAGGTAGACGAGAAGCAGATTTAACTTTAACAGTAGCCTCAGGCTCTACTAAAGCTAATCTAATTTTAGGTGCATCTGATGGAACAAATACTTTCTCAGTAACTATAAACATTTCCTCTCTCGATAGTTCTGGAGCAGTAGCTACAGCCATAGCCGCAGCAATAGAGGCAGACTCCAACATAGGCTCTATAGTAGACACTTTAGTAGCAGGATCAACAGTGATCATCACTGAAGCCTCTCCTTCTGATAGCTACTTTATTAAGAGTATGTCTAGTGAACTAACAGATTCGTATACTTCTACAGAGAATGCTGCCGAAGTGTTACAAGCTATCGAAGATGTGGACTCAGACTTTTACTTCGTAGCTTCTGATGACCACACAGAAACGTATGTCCTACAAATGAGTGATGCCATAGAAGCTCGCAAGAAACAGTATTTTGTCTCTCTAAGTGCCTCTAATGCGCTAACAGCTTATGTAACTGGAGCTGCTACAGATATCTTTGGCAAGATTAAAGATAATGGAGAGAAGCGTACAGTCATGTTGTTTAGTCAAGATGCAGATACTAAGTTTCCAGAGCTATACTTTGCTGCTTACAATTCTGTATATCCTGCTGGTTCTGTCTCTTGGACTAACCTCAAGGTTAGCTTGCCTCTTGGTACTTCTTCTGGAGTAAAGCTATCTAATACTCAGAAAGGGTTTCTAGCTTCTAGAGATGTTTCTTTCGTATCTAATATCGGAGGCAACAATGTCCTTCGAGGTGGTAGAACAGCTTCAGGGAGTCGTATTGATGCTATTCATGGTAGAGATAACCTAGAGAGTGATTTAGAGGTAGCTTATAACTCTTTGTTAATAAATCAGCAGGGTGGAAAGATACCATACACTAACGCAGGTATTACTCAACTAGCAAACATCTGTAAGAACACTCTTTCTAGATATGTTGTTAGAGGATTTATTAATGCAGGGTTTGAGAAGTTTGTTATTTTCCCTTCCGTAGATAAAGTCTCGTTAGCAGATAAAGAAGCAGGCATCTACCAAAGTGGTACTTTTAAAGCAGAGTTGACAGGCAGTATTGATGCAGTTGGCCCTATTAATGGTACTCTAGTAATTTCACTAGGTTAATAAGGAACAAATATAAATGAGTAATTTAGCCGTATACAACCCCCTTGCAGTTGAAATTGTTTGGGGAGGTGTGGTTCTTGATGGTGTAGCTGATGGTACATTTATTGAAGCCGCAAGAAATCAAGGTAACAGCCAAACTAAGGTAGGCGCTTATGGTGATCCTGCACATACAAAGATTGTGGATAAGACAGGAACTGTAACAGTAACCTTCCTACAACAGTCTGAGTCTAACAAGATCCTATCTGCTGTACAGTTAGCTCAAGATACCTCTGATGACCTAATTAGATTAGATATGAGTATCCGAGATAAGTCTGGTGGCTTCCTATGCTACATCCGAGCAGCTCACATTATGACTGTTCCTAGCATGAGTTTAGGAGATGACTCTACTAATAGAGCTTGGGTTTGGTTCGCAGATCGTCTTGATTATGCAGACACTATCCCTGAAGTGGGTTTATCAGCAGGTCGAGCTGCAAGAGTAGCCTCAGCAGTAAGTACCGTAGAAGAAACTTTTAAGATTAAAGTTAAAGACTTAGAAGCTTAGTAAAACTAGGGGCGCAAGCCCCTTAATCCTTAGGAGGAAATATGAGTAACCCAGTACAGCAAGCTGCAAGTAAGTTTAATTCAGATAAAGAAATTAACGGTAAAAGAATACAGATTCGCAAGCTAGGTGCTTTAAAAGGTATTAAGGTTATACAGCAGCTATCCAAGGTACTAATACCTCTTTTCGGGGGCAGCTTAGATGGATTCAAGCATGATGACTTTATTCATGGTGCGCCTAAGACATTCGCAGGTCTAGCTATGACTATTGTTGAAAGTATAGATCAACTGGATGTGGAGTCTTTAATACTAGACTTTACAAGAGACATAAGAGTGGATGGAGAGGCAATAGTCTTTGATGACTACTTTTCCGCTAACTATTCAGAGCTGCTAGAAGTCTTAGAGTTTTGTTTGAAGGAGAACTTCCCAGATTTTTTTCCCAAAGACGGTACAACTCCACAGTGGGTGGACAAGATAATCAGCCTGATACCGTCAGACTCCTCAAAGTAAATGAAGAAATAAAGAGATGTAATACTATGGATGACACTGAGTGGACTTTTTATTTAGTGTATAGAAGTAAGTATAACAGAGAGTCTATTGACACCCTTAAATATGGTATGACCTTCCAAGAGTTTGTAGTGCATTCAGACTTTATCTACATTCATGAGGATCTAGAAGAAGCGAGTACTCCTGATCCACCTAAAGGAAGATAAATGAGTGCAAATGGCAATATAGAAAAGTTTATAATAGAGCTAGGCTTTGCAGACTCTAAGGCTGTTCAAGGCTTAAAAAAGTTTCTTAAAGACGTAGATAAGATTGGAGCTAAGTTAGATAGGTTACAGTCTGCAAGATCTAATAGTAAAGCTGCTCTAGACGAAGCTCATGTCAAAGCGAGAGGGAAGCATCTAGACAGACTTTACAGAGAAGGGCAGGCAAATACTAAAAGACAAGAAACTCTAGATAGGAAAGCTCTAGAAAGGCGTAATAGTCAACAAGTAAGAGCTAGTCAAGAAGACCAAAGAAGAACAGATAGAGCTTCCGCTAGGAGGGACAGACAAGCAGAAAGAGAATCATCTAACAGGTCTACTCTCCAAGTGAGGGCTTACCAAGAAGATGAAAGAAGAAATGCTAGAGCAGAAGCTCGTAGGCAGAACCAAATACAAAGAAGGTCTACTCAGCAAATAAGAGCTAATCAGGAAGACCAAAGAAGAACTGAAAGGACTAGAGCTTCTAATGATGCTGCTGCTCAAAGAAGTTTGGAAAGAAGAACCTCTCAGCAAATAGCTGCTAATAGGGAAGACCAGCGTAGGGATAGAACTGCCTCTCAAAGAAGGGCTTCTGAACAAGACGCTGCTAATAGAGAGGATAGGAGAAGAACTCAAAGGGCTTCTGAAGTTGAAGCTACTGCTAGGTCTAATAGAGCAAGAGCTTTAGTCTCTGCCCGTAGAAGGGCCAGAAACACCTCAGGACAAGGAGCCTTAGGAGAGGCTATATCAGAGGGTAGAGCTAACGGTATGCAAGTAAGAAGGGACTTAGCCAGAGGTTATATTACTGGGGATACTGCGGCTTTAAACGCTTTAAGAGCTTCTATCAGGAGACATAATAGAGGTCTTGCAGAGGCCAACCGTAGAACAAGAAGTTTAGACTTCTCTCAAAGAGCTTTAGGAGATAGTACAAGAAACATGGCTAGGCAGTATCTATCTGTGTTTGCTATTTTTGAGGGTACTAATGCTATTAACAGGATAGGACAAGACTTCGAAGGAATGAGAGCCTCAATGCTACTCTCTTCTGGTTCAGCAGCACAAGCCACTAAAGATTTAGCTTTCGTAAATGGTGAAGCTAAACGTCTAGGTCTTAACCTTAAAGATGCTACAGATGGGTTTACTAAGTTTCAGTTATCTGCGAAAGGTAAGCTAGATAGAGGCGAAACTAGACAACTATTTACTGGATTCTCTGAGTTCGCCACTGCCGCTGGTGTAGACAAGTTTAGGTATGAGAAAGGTCTACAAGCCATACAGCAGATGATGAACAAAGGTCAGATAATGGCTGAAGAACTAAAGAATCAGCTAGCAGAACAGATTCCCGGATCTCTACAAGCCTTTGAAAAAGCCCTAGGTGTCACATCTTCCGAACTCTTCGATATGATGGAGAGAGGAGAGTTAATGGCAGAGGATGTGCTTCCTAAGGTTGGACTCGCTATGGCAGAAATGGCTAGAGAGGGCGGGGCTTTAGAGGCACAATTACTTTCTACAAGAGTAGCTCAAGGACAGTTTATAACTTTTGCTCAAGAAGGTGCTGACACTATATTTACAAACGGATTCTCACAGGGATTCGCAGAACTTCTTAAGTCTTTAGGTAAAGATATAGGAGACTCTACCGAAGGACTAAAATCTCTAGGTAAGGTGTACCAACTCTTCTTCAAGCTCGTCGAGGGGGCTTCAAAAGTTCTGATACCTATTCTAGAGGCTATAATGTCTGTGTTAGGTGGCGTATCTGAAATGTTCTTAAAACTCTTTTCTACAGACTTAGGTTTAATTATCTCTGGTATTGTTGCCATTTCTGCGGTTATGCTTAAGCTGAACGGCTTAGTCTTTTCTTTAAATGCAGGATTAGCTGCCCTAATAGGAAAGTTCCTAGCTATACCTTTGGCGATAATAGCCGCAGGTCAAGAGATTAAATCTCTATTTGATAACGACCTGACAGGTATCCTAGAAAGGTTTGTGTTTGATGGTAAACAAATAGGTAATGACTCCCAAGATGCTAAGGATTTTAGAAATTCTCAGGCAGGTAGAGACTTCAATAAGAAAATGTTTAATATCACTAAAGACCAGAAATACTTAACAACCTTACCAGTGACTCTGTCAGAAAAGGGAAAAGCAGTGTTAGAGGTAAAAATAACTTCCTCAGACAATAATATTTCAACAGCTATAGAGAGCAATAACTTAAACGCTTATATAACTTCGGGGTAAACTATGAGTCATATATATATAGAAACACAAAATGTAGACCCCTCCTCTAACACTCCTAGAGAGTACTTTGCACTTACGGTTACTGAGAGTGTATCTTTAAATATGAGTTCTAAGCCAACAAGAAACCCAGTCTCAGATAAGTCAGTTATTTCAGACCACGTAGTTAATGAAAATAAGAGATTTACATTTTCAGGTATGGTTTCTAATGTAATAAATTTTGGCTATCAAGCAGAGCCTCCCATACCTCAGTTTAAAGCTTACGATAATTTATCTAGGCTAGTGCTACTTAGAGAGTCTAAAACACCTTTTTCAATTAAGTTTGACAAAGATTTAGAGCTAGTTAAAAACTGCGTGTTTACTTCTTTGGAGTTTTCTAAAGAGTCTGGTATGGGAAGTTCTTATAATGTTAATTTGTCTTTTGAGCAACTCAACATTGCTCCTATTTCTCAAGAGTTTAAAGATAGGATGTTTAAAGAAGAACTTAAAAAGTATAAAGGACTGACAGACAACGGGGATAGCAATACTAAGAAAGTACCTGCACAAGAAGTGTTGGTAAACCAGCTTATTGACTTAGCACTTAAAGGCAAACCAGAGGAGATTCCTTAATGGCTTCAAGTATAATACTTAGGGGGGACTCTTACTACTCCCAAAGGGTGTCTTTAAGTAACTCTTTATTTAACCTTGTATTTAAGTTTAACTCCGCAAATGACTCTTGGTATCTTGATATCTCGTCTATAAGTGGCAGAGATAAATACTTAACAGGGATAATGATTGTGCCTAATCAGAACCTTACAGGAAACCATATCGTAGAGGAGTTATCAGAAGGAAACTTATGGTGCTTAAAAAACTCAAACACTAAAAAACCTTTAGGGTTTGATAACTTCGGGGATGAAAAAGATTATAGGCTTTATTGGATACCTTCTGAGGAAGAAGAGGAGTTAGGTATAAATGAACTTGTACAGTTATAATAGAGTTTACTCTTTAGGTATTGCTGGCCCTCCTGAGTACGTACCCACAGTGTTTGATGGAGCGTTAGCTGAAAATCAGGCTTATGGTGTTCTCAGAAATATAGAGTATAGGACAGTAGAAGTACCTAATGAGAATATCTTCTCTAAGCATCAAGTAATCATTTCAGTCTCTCAATCTGCAAAGGCATCAGGGGCTGGAGAAGGTACTACAGTAGCAATATATAACTTAGATGAGTCTACTATAAAAAGAGTGTCTAAGAAAAATAACTTAGTAGTTTTAAAGGCAGGATATGGAGAGGAGGGCAGTGGCGAAAAACAACCTTTAATATTTGTAGGTCAAGTTCAAGAGTCTTCTACTAAAAATGAAGGATCAGACACTGTAACCACTCTAAGTTGTAAAGAGGCAGCTACCACTACCACTAGTGTTAGAATAAACTTAAGTATCCCTCCTTTGATAGCTGCAACACAGTTAAACTATGAAGATGTTTTCAATATATTAATACGAAAGTGGAAAGAGAATGGAGTGGCGATATCAAGAGATAACATACAACTAGTGTCAGGACTTCCTTTTAGAACAACTCCTAAAGAAACTTTCTTAAAAAGAGGTATTACTTTAGATGGTTATTTAAGAGATTCTATGAATGAAATCTGCAACTCATTTAACTATGTTTGGTATATACACAATAACGCTTTACATATCCATCCAGAAGGTCTAGCAGAGTTTTTATACTTTACAGAGATAAGAGCAGAACAAATAAAGTCTATTAAGTCTTTATCAAGTGATGTGAGAAACACAGCAGTTTCTAAACCTTCAACAGGAATAGAAGTTAAGACTTTTTTAAATGGTAATTTAATACTAGGTAAGAATGTAAAGATAATAGACGGACAGTTTAAAGGATCTTACCTAGTTCAAAAAGTCTCTCACAAGCTAGACTACAGAGGAGACAACGCTTGGGAAACCACTATAGAGTGTAAGGAAGTAGGATGAGCTTAAATAGTTATGAAGTAATAAACTCTCACATAGAGAGGCTTAAAAGTACACTTAAGACACAAACGGTGGGTAAGATAACTAAGGTAAACTATGTAGGAGACTATATAGAATCTGTAACTGTAAAACCTCAGATAAACACTCTTTATAAAGACGGTTTAACTATGGAGAAGGCAAGCTGTTTCAGAGTTCCTTTAATATACCCTAGCTCTGGTGGTGGGATTATGTCCTTCCCCGTTGAAGTGGGAGATCCAGTTTTATTAATGTTTTGCCATGAAGATATAGAGTCTTACATGGATACAGGCAAAGTATCAAACCCTAATACCTTGCGAAAGTTTACAAGTAATGATGTTGTAGCTCTGCCTTGTTTATACCCTTACGATGAAACTCTTAAACCGTCTAAAGACAAGTTTCAAATAAAGTATAAAGGAGCTACTGTCTCTATAAACTCTGAGGGAGATGTTACAGTAGACTCCCCTAATGAAGTAGTCGTAGAAGCAGCCACTAGTGTAAAGGTTATAGCATCTTCTATCACTTTACAGGCTTCTGATGTCACATGTACAGGCAGTCTTAGAGTAGATGGAGACATAACTTCAGGAGGAGATGTTAAGACAGACAAGGGTATAAGTTTAAATACTCACGTACATGCTGGGGTTAAGTTTGGTGAAACTAGCACGAAACCGCCTAAATAGTATAGGAGAACATAATGAGTGATCTACTTTTAGACGAGTTTAATGATATTAGTCTAACAGATGGTAAAGCCTCTCTAATAGAGGATGGTAACAAACTACTAGCACAGAAAGTAGAGCTAAGAATGAAGACATACTACGGAGAGTGGTATAGAAATTATACTCTGGGAGTACCTTACTTTGAATCAATACTTAAAAAAGGTGTGGAGCTATCTTTTGTAGACGCTATTTTCAAAGATGTTATCAAGAGTACTTCTGGAGTAAACAGGATAGTTAGCTATAAGTCCTCTTTAAGCGCGGGAGGAGAGTATCTAGCATCTTTTACATTTACAGCTAATGATGGAGACTTGATATCTCTGACAACGCAAATAGAAATATAGGAGGCATAAATGCCAATCACATCTAAAGGGTTTGAAGAAACTAGGTTTGAAGATATAGTAGAGAATATCAACAGCAGCTTAATAACAAACTTAAGCACAAGCTTTAACACTTCTCCAGACACAGTGTTAGGTATTATTACAAGTATCTTCTCTTCTGCCATATCAGATCAAGAGCAGCTTGCAGTAGCTATCTCTAGTAATCTTAATTTAAATACAGCTCAAGGAGTTTTCTTAGACAGGCTTGTTTCTCTAATAGGATTAAGAAGGTTGCCAAAGGGATTCTCTACAGGCATTATGTATGCTAAAGTTAGTGCAGATGGAAAAGTCTTTCCTAAAGAAACTTCTTTCACAGGTGATGATGGTAATACATATGAAACGATTGTTACTAGCACTATTAGCTCCCAATCGTGTTCTGAGATATCTTTAGTACCTAATGAGCAGGTAGGACTATTTAGTTTAACAATAAATAAGCAAAACTTTTCTGTCAATATTACTAATACCACGCCACTTGCAGAGATATCTCAAGCTCTAGTTAACCAAATAAATATAGCTAATAGCTCTGCATACACTGTACTACGAACAGGCTCTCTCATAACAGTTAAATCTATTAGTCCTTTTAAGCCTATAGAGGTATTTAGAAACTCTAGGATAGACTTTACTGTTATAGAAGGGTCTCTAGCTGTAGTCTCCGCAGTTTCTGGTAGGATAAATCCTCCTATAAACACTATAAAAGTTATAAATAATAACGTTAGTAATGTAATTTCAGTTAATAACTATGATGTATTTAATGTAGGCAGAGACCAAGAGACTGATGCAGAGCTTCGTATACGTCATACAGCGAGTGTCGCTATTTCAGGTAATGCAACTATAGGAGCTATAGCAGCAACCCTCTCAGATATCTCTGGAGTAAGCTTAGTAAGAGTTTTCCCTAATGAAACAGAGACTACAGACAGTGATGGAAGACCTCCTCACAGTTATGAGTGTATCGTAGAGGGAGGTCTAGTAGATGAGATATCTCAAGCAGTGTGGGACAGCAAACCAGCAGGAGTTAGCACTTATGGAGAGCTTACAAACTTAGTTTTAGACTACTCTAATAGGCTACAATCTGTTAGATGGAGTAGGCCAATACCTGTGTATGTAAATGTTAAAGTTACCTACTCAAGCTACACTGAAGAAGCCCTACCTGATAACGTAACTGAAGCCATAAAAGAGGCCATAGTAGAATATGGTAGCTCTCTATCTCTAGATGCAGATATCATCCCCCAGAGATTCTTTGGCCCAGTTTACAGGGCAGTAGATGGTCTAGGTAGTATGACTATTCAAGTAGGTACTTCTTTTTCTCCTAATACTATGTCTCCAGATAAGTCAGTGTTCTCTACTAACACTCTCCCTATAGGACAAAGAGAGAAAGCAGACTTTGACACTCTTAGAGTTAGTGTGATAGCCATATGATAAATATTGCAGATTACACTCAGGAAGGACTCTCTAGGCTGCTATCCCAACTCAAAGATAAGCCTAACATAGATGGAATACTCAGAGCTTATCTAAAGGAAGTAACTAGAACTCAATCAGATTCTTTAAGCCTCCTAGACTCTTTCGATATAGAAACTGCTTACGGGTTTATCTTAGACAACATCGGCAGAGTTGTAAACTCTAAGAGGCTAGGTAGGGGAGATGAGAGCTACAGGCAAGCAATAAAGAACAGGATATACCTAAACTCTTCTGAAGGAACACCTAACCAGCTTATCCAAATACTACAACTGCTTTCTGGGGATGATACAGTAAAGTTCTTTGAACACCTTACTTTCAACCCGAAGTTCTTTTCTATCTCAAGTTTAATAAGCAGAGATATGGCTCAGACCCTTAAAGAAAGTTCTGTTGCTACCACTAGTGAAGTGGGGATATATAACACTGTTAACAATGATGAGTTAGTACTCTCTGAGTTATCTATAGCAGGAGGTATTCTTATAGATGAGTCAGGTCAAGAATTTGTAACAGATCAGGATGTAAACTTAGCTGTAAACTATTTAAGCAACCTTGCAAGTCTTAACTCTGACAAAGGAATACTCCCAGAGTTATCCCAAACAAGTAACTCAAGAATACCTAACGAATACTATCACAGCTCTTAGGAGGAGAACAATGTCAATTAATACAGAGAATACTAGATGGGCAGATACAGAGTCCAATGATCCCGTCACTGGAGTTGCTAATAGAGTGGCTCCTTCTGAGGGAATAAAAACTGAAGGAGTTCTTAGAGAGGAGCCTCTAGCAAGACCTCATGTAAATTATCAGTTTAACGCTATTCATGAGTCTTTGCTAGAGGTACAAAATCAAATAGATAATCTTGTACAAGGTTCTGGCGAATCTCTACTAGGTCTTATATATCACGTAGGATCTATATACCTGTCGTTAAGCCCTCAAGATCCCGCAGAAAGGTTTGGCATAGGTACTTGGTCTAGGATAGCAGGAAAAACTCTAATAGGCTTTGATTCCTCAGACACAGACTTTGATGGAGTAGGTGGCAGCGGAGGTAATAAGAATCATGCACACTCTAACACTCTTTCTGTAGATGGTCATGTACTAACAGTATCCGAGCTAGCCTCTCACAGCCATGATTACCAAGACGCTTATTATGTAGAAAACTCTAGTAGGTTAAACGCAGCCAGCAAAAAGACAGCAGCACCATCTGAGAATGCGGGTGTAGGCTCTCAAGGTACTGACAATGATAATAACCAGCTCCTTTACAGAGATGCAAACACAGCCACAATTGGAAGCAACCAAGCTCACAGCCATAATATGTCAGGGTCTATATCCGCAGCATCTAACCTACCTCCATACCTAACAGTCTTTATGTGGAAGAGAATTTCTTAATTATATTTATAAGGGCTTAAAATGACAGAAAGAATTGAATTAACAGCCCTACCAGAGCTTGCAACTTTGGTGGGAGATAGTACACACATCTTTCATGTAAAAGATGTTAACTCTGGTATAGATTATAAGATAAATCTTGGTAGTATTAAGAATTTAATATCAAATACTATATCTTCTAATAATGGATTTGTTGTAGACAATATCAGAGATCAGATAGGGCCAAACATTATATCCGAGTTTGAACAAAACTTAGAACAAGAAGTGCTTGATGCGATAAACTCTAAGCTAGTTCAAAAGAGTATAGATTCTCAGATAATAGATATACTAGGGGAAGTTTACGAAGATCCTAGAAGAGGGATAGTAGATACTGTAAATAATGTCTTTGCTAATGCCATAACTGATAATAAATATGCCGTAGAACTAAAAGCATTAAACATTGACCTAGGAGTTCTTAATGATGTAGTTTTACCTAATGTACAAATTATCTTAGAACAAGTGCAATTAGACCTAGAGAACCTTAATAGTGTAGACCTAAGTAACCTGCAACAAGATTTAATTCTCTTAGAGGATGATTTAGAGTCTCTTAATACTATAACTTTGCCTGCCTTAGCAGAGGATATCTTAGCTACAGAAGCTTCACTAAACATCTTAAACACTGTCACCTTACCTTCACTACAATTGGATTTAGATAGTGCTAATCAGGATCTAGACGATTTTAATAATACAACATTACCAGCTCTAAATTTATCTCTGGTAGCAGCACAAGAAGATATAGATACCCTTAATACTATAACCCTACCAGCAGTTAATTCTACTTTAGGACAAGTTAATTCCGACTTATCCACACTTAACAGTGTAACTTTACCAGAGATAAACTCTACTTTAGCTTCTAATAGTAATTTTCTTAATCAACTTGCTCTAGATATAGAAACTTTTGACTCAGACATCGCAGCAAACACTTCCATAGTTGATAATCTTAATAACACTACAATACCTAATATAAGCTCCATTCTAGACACTGTTGAACAGGATTTAGGTGTCCTTAATACCACTACAATACCTGATATAAACTCCTCTTTGAGCGTAGTTAACGATGATCTTACAAACCTTAACAATAATGTCTTACCTACCCTAACTCTAAAAATAGAAGAAGTAGAAGAAGACTTAGGTAACTTAAACAACACAATTATCCCTGCTTTAGGGCAGGAACTTTCTATAGCTAGTGATGATATAGAAACTCTTAATGATGTTACTATACCTAATATTAATTCAGAAATAGTTGTAATAGACCAAACCTTAGTAAGTTTAGAGCAGGAACTTTCTATAGCTAGTGATGATATAGAAACTCTTAATGATGTCACACTACCTAACCTTAATTCTAAGGTTACTGCTACAGAGAGCAGTTTAGATAACCTTAATCAAGTGACTTTACCTGCGGTTAATTCTAGAGTTAAAGATACTGAGGATGATATAGAAACTCTTAATGATGTTACTATACCTAATATTAATTCAGAAATAGTTGTAATAGACCAAACCTTATTAAGTTTAGAGCAGGAACTTTCTACAGCTAGTAGTGATATAGAAACTCTTAATGATGTCACACTACCAGCAGTTAATTCTAGAGTTAAAGATACCGAGGATGAGATAGAAACTCTTAATGATGTTACTATACCAGAAGTTAACTCAAGAATAGATGCCACTACGTCTGAGATTAATACTCTCAAAACTGATACACTCCCCGCTATAACAGAAAGTGTTTCCCTCACTAGAGTTGACCTAGGGCAGTTGACAACACAGCTAGAGGTATTTGAAGAAGACTTTAAGGGTTTAGATTTATTTGATGAGAGAGTGGGTATAGTAGGTAGTATTGCAAACATACTAGAAACAGAAGTCGTTAGAATAGACTCAGCTATAGGTAGTGATTTTCTAAAAAGGAAGTTTAATTTATTTGAAGAAAACACTTTAAAGTCTCTAGATGATCTTAACACAGAGACTTTACCAGCTCTAAAGCTAGAGTTGCAAAGAGTAGATATAGACTTAAGAACTCTTAATACAAACACACTAAATACTCTATCTTCATCTCTAGAGCTATTAGACGAAGAACTGAGAGAACTTAACACTGAAACTTCTCTTGCGCTGTCTCTGGAGTTACAAAACTTAACTACCCAGCTAAACACGCTTAACACTGAGACTTTAGAATCCTTAAATACAGACTTACAAGACTTAGAAATTGAATTAAAGGATCTTAATACAAGTACCTTACAGGTTTTATCAAACAAGTTTCCTATTGTACAGACTGACATTACAGATAATAGTATTAGTACTTCTAAGCTACAAGCTAACAGTATAACTGCTAACCAGATAGCTGCAAACTCTGTCTCAGCTAACAAGATGGTAGCTAATACTATTACAGCAGGACAGATAGCAGCTTTAAGTATTACTGGAGATGAGATAAAAGCTAATAGTATCTCAACTGATAAGATTACAGCTAACGCTATTACAGCTAACAAAATATCAGCTTTAGCAATTACTGCCGAGAAGATTGCTGCTAATGCGATAACCTCTGATAAAATTACAGCTAACGCTATAACTACGAATAAGATTGCTGCTTTAGCAATCACAGCTAATGAAATTGCAGCTAATAGTGTTTCAGCAGATAAGTTGGTGGCTAATACAATAACAGCTAATCAAATAGCAGCTTTAACTATCACTGGGGCTGAGATAAAAGCTAACAGTGTTTCAGCAGATAAGATCATAGCTAATAGCATAACAGCTGGTCAGATAGCCGCATTAACAATCACTGCTGCTCAGATAGCTGTTAATAGTATTACAGCCAGTAAAATCACCTCTAACGCAATTACTGCCGATAAGATTGCTGCTAATGCTATAACCTCTGACAAGATCGCTGCTAACACTATTGTTGCTGGAGATATAGCCTCACTTACAATTACAGCTGGAGAGATTGCTACTAACGCGATCACAGCAGTCAAGATATTGGCAAAGAGTATAGGTGCGGATAAGCTAGTAGCCAACACTATCACAGCTAATCAGATAGCAGCTTTAACTATCACTGCTTTAGAGATAGCCTCAGAAACCATCTCGGCAGATAAGCTTGTCGTAAATTCTATTACAGCTGGTCAGATAGCCGCATTAACAATCACAGCTAATGAGATATCTACTAATGCAATAACCTCTGACAAGATTACAGCTAATGCTATAACTTCTAATAAAATTACAGCTAGCGCGATTACTGCTGGTAAAATAGCTACTAATGCAATAACCTCTGACAAGATTACAGCTAATGCAATTACAGCGGGTAAAATCGCTTCTGAGAGTATCACTACTTCTAAGCTAGACGCTAGTGCGGTGACAGCGGCTAAGATAGCCGCATTAACAATTACCGCTAATGAGATTGCCGCTAATGCGATAACTACCGACAAGCTAATAGCTAACGCAATTACCGCTAATAAGATTAGTGCTTTAGCAATCACAGCTAGCAAGATAGCTGCTAATGCAATAACCTCTGACAAGATTACAGCTAATGCTATAACTACGAATAAGATTGCTGCTTTAGCAATCACAGCTAATGAAATTGCAGCTAACGCTATAACAGCAGATAAAATTACGTCTAATGCAATAACCTCTGATAAGATTACAGCTAACGCTATAACCAGCAGTAAGATAAACACTGGAGCTATAACCGCAGGTAAGATAGCCGCATTAACAATTACCGCTAGTGAGATTGCTGCTAATGCTATAACAGCTGACAAGATTACAGCTAATAGCATAACTACAGCTAAAATAGCTGCTTTAGCAATCACAGCTAATGAAATTGCTTCTAATGCTGTCAGTGCTGATAAGATTGTAGCTAATGCAATTACTGCTAACAAAATAGCTACTAATGCTATAACAACGGATAAAATAGCAGCTAATGCAATTACAGCGGATAAGATTACAGCTAACTCTATAACTACAGCTAAAATAGCGGCTTTAGCAATCACAGCTAATCAAATTGCTGCTAATAGTGTTTCAGCAGATAAGATTATAGCTAACAGCATAACAGCCAATCAGATAGCTTCTGAGACTATCACAGGAGAAAACATACAAGCAAACTCTATAAAAGGAGATAGACTTGTAGTTAATACTATAAATGCGGATAGGATAATATCTGGAACTATTACAGCTAGTAAGATAGGAGCTAGTCAGATAGGTACAGACCAACTCTCAGCAAACTCTGTAAACGCCTCCAAGATTGTAGGTGAGAGTATTACGGGAGACAAGATAGCCGCTAATACTATCAGTGGTGACAAGATAATAGCCAACTCTATAACGTCTAATCAGATAGCAGCCAACACTATTACAGCAGGGCAGTTAGCAGCAAACTCCATAAGTACTTCTAAACTGACAGCTAATAGCATAACCACAGCTAAAATAGCTTCTTTCGCAATCACAGCTAATGAGATAGCTACTAATGCTGTCAGTGCTGATAAGATTGTAGCTAATAGTATAGTTGGAGACAAGATTGTAGCGAATAGTGTTAACGGAGATAGAATAACTACTAACACCCTTAATGCTAATAAGATCACAGCTAACACAATCACAGCTGAAAAAATAGCTGCTCTCACAATTACGACAGATCAAATTGCAGCCAATACTATTAAAGGAGATAAGATTGTAGCGAATAGTGTTAACGGAGATAGGATAACTGCTAACACTATCAGTGCCGATAGGATCATAGCTAACAGTATTGGAGCAGATAGGATAGCAGCTAATGCTATAACTGTAGATAAGCTTGCAGCAAACTCTGTAGTAACTAATAGCATGGCAGCTAACACTATAGACGGAGATAGGATAACTGCTAACACCCTTAATGCTGATAAGATCATAGCTAATTCTATAACTTCTGACAAGATTGGGGCTAATCAGATTACAGCTGCACTTATTAAAGCAAGTGCTATTGAGTCTGAAGCTATCAAAACAGGGGCGATATTAGCCGATGCCATAGCTACAGGAGTGATAACTTCAGATAAAATTGCAGCCAACACTATTACAGCAGCTAACCTAATAGTAAAAGACTTTTTTAACTTAGTTGATGGTAGTGACTTTGAAGAGGAGGAGAGAATACCTTGGGATCTGACACTGTTCCCAAACAATATCTTTGTAAGTACCTTTGAACCTTTTCAAGGGACTAAGAGCTTAAGGTTTGTTCAGAACCCTAACACTAGGTCTATACCTTTAAAAAACTTAGTTCACTTAGAGTTAGACGAAGAGATAGAGCTACAGTTTTCTTTTAAGTCTCAAAATTCATGGAATGGGACAGCAGGAAACTCTAAACTAAGGATATCAAAGCCTGATGGAACAAACTTAGGAAGTCTAGCCTTTAGTCCAAACGGATCAAGCCTATCTGCAATTATAAGAAATAGCGTATTTAAAGCAGGATACACAGGACTTTATGCCTTTCAGTTAGTAGCTGACAATACTCAAGGGGATTGCTGGATAGATGCAATAACTATTAGACGTAAAACAAATGGCAAGCTTCTAGTTGATGGAACGATTGAGGCTAGCAAGATTAAAACAGGAGCCATAACAGCTACTAAGATAGACACTACTGCACTAGATGGTAAACTCATTACAGGAACTATTCTAAGGACTTCCGCTGACAATGGGTCTCCAAGAGTTGTAATAGGAGATCCTTTATTTCCTTTCTGGTATGGAACAGGGAGCATCTCTAGTAGCAATGCAGCTTTCTATACCACTAGTGGAGGCAGTATTGTTGCTAAGGGGATCACCATCGAGGGAGACTCTACATTTTCAGGGGATTTAGATGCAGCTGGAGGGAGGTTCTCAGGAGATATATCAGCTGCAAATGGTAATTTTACAGGTACAGTTCAAGCTTCTAAGTTAGTAGGAGACACTACAGTAGTTAGCGTCCTACAGATACCTACTCTAGATGTTGGAGGAGATAATGGAAATGTAGGGGAGTGGGTTAAGATATTTGATTTTACAGTAAACGCTGTTTACAAAAGTGTCAACGTAATAGTTCCTAATATTTCTTACGTTTGGTTTGGTGGAGGCTCTTCTGGAGATTTCTTTAATTACAGCCTATCTTCCTCTCCTAATTCCCCTAACACAGGAAACTTAAATAATTATAATTTAGCCCACCCTCTAACTTACACACCCACTTACTTAAAAAGTGTGAGTAAGGGTCAAAGTCAGAGGTTTGTAGGTTGGGTAAGGTATAATGCAAAAAACCCCCCAAACGCTCTTAAATATGTAACTTTTGGAGGAGTCCACACCACCGCAGTAGTTACAGTATCTCCAAGTTTGTCTGAGGTCGTAACAGTCAACTTTAACGCATTAGGATAAGGAACAACACGCATGGCAATTAACCCAATACACCTACTAACTGCATCTACAGCTAAAGCTACTAATGGAAGCTCTAAAATAGAAGTCTTTGGAAGTATAGATACTAGCAGGCTCTTTCAAGGGTCTGTAGTCACTCTAGGAACATTCGCTGCTGTAGAAGCTATTAGCGGTACTCTTGTAGACAGTAGCGGAAACTCTACTATCACTCTCTTTCAGCCTTGGCCTGAAGCTACAACCACCGCAAGACTCTCCGCTTTTAACTCTATAGAGGGCTTAACAGGAGCTATAGAGAAGTCTCGTCAAGTTGTAGCTAATACTTCTGCGATAGAAGATTTATCTGGAACAGGGTTTCTAGAGAGGACAGGCCCGACAACTTATGCGCTTAATACGGTAACTACACAAGCTAAGAGCTTTTTAAATGACAGTACAGCCTCTGCTCAGAGGGACACGTTAAAGTTAGGGGATGCTGAAGTATTTCCTAATCCTTTAGACTTTGGTTTAGGTATATCGGGTAACACTATTGCATCCCTACCAACAACTTCAATGGATGACCTTACGATTGCAGGGGGAGTTTTTAGGGTAATAAATACTAACACAGGACTAAGACCAGACGGATTTTCTCAGTTCGGTGTAGTGGCAGTCTGGAGATACGATTCAAACTTAATATCTCAAATATACATTGATGCTAATGGTAAAAAAGCTAGTCGTGTTATTAAAGATACAGGGGTTGGAGATTGGGATATAGAGTTTAACTCAGGCAACTCAGTCAACCCTTTAGATTTTGGATTGGGTGTAACTAACGATCAAGCAGTAACTATTGGAAACTTTAATACTATTGCTAAATCTGGACTGTACGGTTCAAACAGTGGGGAAGAAGGCTCACCAATTAGCAGCGGAATAGTAAGCACTTTAGTACTAAAAGAAGGCTCACAGAATCAAACGGATTTCTTGTCAATCCGAGGCACTAGCGGTAGCGACATAAGAGCGTGGATACGCGGAGGCAAAACTGACACTCGAATTTTTACAAACTGGGCAGAGCTTTATCATACTGAAAACAGTGTTAACCCGCTAGATTTTGGTATTGGCATAGAAGGCGGTGTTAAGTTTAATAATAACTCTTTTAGTGACTATAACGAAGCAAATTTCAGCGGTATAGCAGTACCAAGCGGATCTACTTCTAACGCCCCTAATAATGATATTTCTAGCAGAGGTACATTGTTAATTATGAATGAGGTCGTTTCTTCTGACGCTTGGTATGGGTCACAACTGTTAATTGAAAGAAACAGTTTTGAAATGTACCACAGAGTCATTAAAGATAGTGAATTTTCAGATTGGCGTTTAAGTTATGACTCAGGCAACTCAGTCAACCCTTTAGATTTTGGTATTAGCCCATATAGAAACAGCGCTACCTCTGATTTAAAGGGAGTAAATATAGATACTTTAATTGCAGGGGGGCTATTTACAGGTTATGGAGCTAATCATTCTACTCCCACACTAGGAGACAACCCTTATCAAGGGCTTAACGGTGCGTTTTCTCTGATAAACATAAAAGGCGTTAATGCAGATGGCGGCAAGTTTAGTTCACAGCTTGCTTGCTCTACTAGTCCAGTTGTTAATGCCAAAATTAGAGCATCAGGAAGTGGTAATTTTGGGGATTGGGTTGATGTGTTTCACTCAGGCAACACTAACTTTAATGAGTTTGGTGGGACAGCTACTAATGACATTATTGCCATAGGGTTTGCTCAAAATAGTAGTTCAGCTAAATTTGCACTATCAATTAACTCAGTCATAGCGCCAGATTCAGTAAGTGTCTTAGGCGATTTTGAAATTGTCACTGTTGCATTTGAAGCCGTCACAGGTGGCGCGAATGTTACTCCACAACTTTCAAGTCCATCTTCAAATAAAGTTTGCATTTTAGATGTTTCAAACTTATCGGGCCTCACAAAAGGCGAATCGCTTTACCTAAGACAAAACGCCAATAATTCAAAAATAACGGTGAACTTCTAATGACTACTACATATAAAAAAATAGACGCAGAAACAATACAGTTCTTTGATACTAACGAAGATGGCTCTGTCACTAATGGGCCAATCGTCAAGGGCAGAACTCGCACAAGACAAGTACAAACAGGGACTCAAGAAGTAGAGTCAGGCAGCGAACAAGTTGAAAATGGCACAGAGCAAGTTGAAATGGGTACTATTTCTGTAGAAGTAGGTACAGAGGAAGTTGAAGATGGGATTATCTCTGTAGAAATAGGAAAAGATGATGAGGGTAATCCAACCTTTGAAGACCAAATGCAATACATAACTGTACCAACCTTTGAAGACCAAGTTCAGTACGAGACTGTTCCTACGTTTGAAACTGTTATCACATACACAACTGAGCCTGTATTTGAGACTGAAACCTACAGCCCTTGGGACGAGTTGATGCTAACGGAACCAACGATTGAGCCAATCCCACAGTCAGTTCTTGATGCAGAAGCAGTTGAAGCATTTAAACGTGAAAGACAAACTCTCATTGCTAACGCTGTTGTGACAACCGAAGCAGGCAATCAATATGATGCGGATGAAACTAGTGTAATCAGATTAGGCGGGGCGATTACTCGATACGCAGGTAAGTCAGGGACTACGAAAGTCTTGTGGTCACTAGCAGACACAGCGACAGGTTTTATGTCCGAAGTGACGCTAG